AACTTGTACTTTTACATCATCTGATTTTATAAATGGGAATGTTATAGAAAATGTTTTATTAGAACCGTCCCCATTATAACTTACTTCTGTTGCCATGGTTATTTAGGTATGTTGATTAGTTGATCTATGTTGCCAGATTGTACATTATTGTCTAGCTTTATTTTATCATACTCACGTTGCCTGATACCAGATCTCATCGGTTCATCTAAATTATCTTCTGCTAAACGTTTAGATTGAGAATAAGCTACAGTAAGTTTGCTGTAAATATTGACAAATTTAGTACTGTCTAATATTTCAGATGAAATACCACCTCGTCTAGCAGCTTTTAAAATATTAACGAAACCTTTATATACTGTACCATCAGGAGCAGTATAAGTTAACTTATCAGCAATTTTTTGTATTCTATTAATTTCTTCTTGATACACACCCATCTCACCTATTTTACTATTAATAGCTGAAATTTCATGACTTTCTAATATGACGCCTCTTTGACTTAACCTCATAGTAGGTGAACTATTAAATTCAATATCAATAAGGAACTGACGTTCTTTAGAAGGCTTATCATGGATCTTGATTGGACCCATATTGAAAGCTCTGATAAACCAATTCTCTTGATAACCTACTGGTTTACCGTCTACAGGGTCTACCAAAGGAGGTAAGGATCTACTAGGATCAGCTGCGTCTAACCATGCATTTCTATTCCTAAGTAGTTCGTCCAACTCACCTCGTATTTCACGTAATCCAGGGTACAATACTTTACCTAATTCATTACGTAAACTTCCTAAAGGTACTAAATTATTACCAAAACTAGTAGCAAATCTTGCTGCTGCTGCTCCATTACCTTGTAATACATCGTGTAAAGGTTCTAGTTGAGAAAGAATAGATCTATTAGTAATAGAAGATCCAAGAAGGAACATAAGTTTCTTGTATAAATCTTCTTGCATACCAGATGTTAAACTATCAAAATTATCAGCAACATCAACTGTAAGTGCTAACCAATCACCTATAGGTCCCATCCAGTCATAACTAACTACTTTATCAGTACCTGGTACTTTACAAGTTTTAGCCTTCCAACCGCTACGTAATCTCATACGCTGTCTAGACTTATCGTAATGACCTGTGCCAGTACATCTACCATCAATAGAAGCTAAACCAGCTGCAGTAACAAATAAACTACCTATAGCTGCTTTACCTTTAATTTCAGCACGTAATGTTTCGAATGTTTCATAAGCAAATTCATCAACTGGTCTACCTTTACTTTTTAGTATCTCAACTATTTCATCATTTGTAAAATGAGTAATCTTCTTACGTCCTAATGGGCCCCACATTTTCTGATAATCAGAAGATAATACACCTGCTGGACTCCATTTACCAAACGTATCTATGACATTCGCAGTTGTACGAGGAAACCAAATGAATGCTCTCGCAGCTGGAAATGTTTTTAAAAAGTTATTGAAACCATCTACAACAGGAGAATCAGCATTCAATGCTATTTCACTTGTGATAGAATCTACAGTTTCATTAGCAATCATCCCATTCTTATCGAACCAACTATTATATATTTCTTCAGATAATGATCTTAATCTTGCATCTGTAATCTCTTCCCCAGCTTGAGTTAATTTATTAATAGCGATATATTTAGCTTCTGTATTAGCTACAACAGACTTAGCGAAACCGTCAAGCGCTGTCATAGAGTTACCACCAAATCTAAGAGCAGGATCCATAGATAGTGCATCTAAATCTTCATATACTTTAAGAAGCATTGAAGCACCGTCCTCTCCATTCTTAGAAGCAGCGTCAGCATAAGCTCTAAGACTTGTTAAAGCTTTTTCCTCTTTAATTGCAATATCACTACGCATTACATAACCAACTTCTTTAGGGTTGTTAGATGCTTTTCTAAAGACTAATCTCATATGATCTAAAGCTTTGGATAAGGTATCATCTAATGCAAAGTGAGCTGTCATTGCTTTTTGAGCTCTAACATAATCACCTTGAACTACAGCACCAAATACAGTTGCAGTACCTCTACCAAGTAAACCTGTTAAGTTACCTGCACCAGCTCGGAATGGAGTTCCTATTGCTGATAAGGCTGAATTAAAGAGATTACTCCACCAAGCTTTATTGATAATTGAGGGTACATTAGGATTACCATCATAAATAGCTTTCTTAAATACTCCTAAATTATCTTGTGCCCATTGGTGTAGCTTATACATAGAGTCAACATTACCATCAGTAAACTCATTAGCTAATAAGAAAGGTCTAAGGAATTGAGGATTATCTCTAGATACAGCCTTTAATGTTTCAGTCCATGCTTTAGCTTTAGGTATAATTTCTGTAAGTCTTTCACCGGCATCACCTACTATAGTATCAGCTGCTGCATTCATTATACGTACATCACCTGTATCTACAGCAGATTTCCAAGTGTTCATATTAGACAACATGGAGTTAGCTTCAAAGTTGGCTAAAGCTTTTTCAACTTGAAGGACTTCTAAACGATCAGCCATAAGATCGACTGTTCTTATAACAGAATCACCATCTTCCATCAATCTAGCTCCTTCAGCAAAGTCAGCTACTTGGCCAGCTTCTGAAGTTACTAGGTAAGCTCTAGCTTTATGGACATCAAGATCGAGCATCTGCTCTTTCAACTGCTTAACAGCTGACTTAATACCCTTTTTACCTGCAATTCTAACTGCAGAGCCTTCCACTGATCTCTTGAACTCATCTAGAATTCCAAGAATATCATCAGTATCTACTCTAGGATGTAAGAGTGTAGCAGCTAATCTCCTACCAGCCTCATCCATCATACGTGCTGTGATGCGTTTACCTGATCTAAGAGTCTTAGAGACACCTTTAACGGCTTTGAGTTCAGAGGTTAGTTCACTGACTAGAGTTCTATTGGTAAGATTCTGGAACTCTATACCTTCTTTTCTACCAGCTTCGTGTAGTAAGTTACCTATCCTACCCCAGCCAGATTCTATATTATTTGTTATTTGCGCTTCATCTGCCATTGCTCCTGCAATGCCGTCAGAATCTCTAGTACGTACGAGTTTCTCACCTTCATCAAAGAGTGGCCAGTTAGGAGGTTCTTCACCTCTACTTATATAGTACTCAGAGAGTCGGTTAAGTTCGTCTTCTTTTCTAGCATAATCTCTGAGTATCTGATCTTCTACAGGTTTATCAGAAAACGTAGTAGCTTCAAATTGATCCGAAGTACGTGCGTTTAAATCCTTTGAACTAATCTTAGTTTCATCACTAGTTACAAATCTAGAAGTCTTTTTCAAACTCCTACCTGCCTTTGTAAGGTACGCAACACCTTCTACTACACTACTTAATACAGTAAATATAGCACCTTCATTAACGTTCTTAGCACGTTTACGTCCTGCTGAATCGTCTGGTGTTGTAGCTATACCTTCTGGTATCCATTGAAAGGTTTGAGGCCAATAGTTTTTTAGAGTACCGAATAAGTTATCATCTTTTTGGTTTTGTTCTGCTGCAAAATCTACGAAACCACCTGTAAATACATCAGCACCAAACTTAGAAAAGTATTGGAACGACTGACGGTTACCTAATTTCTGTAACCAAGGTGCTGCTGTTCCTGCAGCGTGTGCCTTAGCTCCCCATGAGAGTAGCTTAGCTCTTAAACCTAATGAAGGTATAACAAGTCCTGATATGTTGCGTAGAGCTTGGGTAGCGTTACTTTCATATTCAGGTACTTTAGGTATATCAAAAGTATCACCAGCAGATAGTAAATTAATTGTATCAATAGCAGTATCAGCTATACCAACAAAAGGTGCAGCAGTTTCTGCCATACCTACAGCAGTACCTTTTAAGATACCTCCTAAACTTCCATCATTGACATCTTCTGAACGTGGTATTTTCCACGCTTCATCTGTTTGTTCTGTTTGTCCTTCCGTAGAAGGTTCTTGTACTTGCTCAGTTGGAGGTGGAGTAGTATCCGTAGGTACTTCTGTTTCTGGCTGTACATCTAATTCCAAATTTTCAAAATTCTCTGGTGAAAAATTGGAAAGATCTATTTCATCCATAGTTTAAGTTATGTGAACGTTTCATGGTTCTGCTTTATAAGTAGCAGATGGGCCTATTAGTGACATGGTCTTTATAATACGTTGCTGCTCACTTGTTGTTAATTGTGCCCACCTTCTGGTTTTGAGCTTCCTTATTAAATCTTTAACTTGATATACTTGTTGATAATGCAGCTTAGTATTAAAAAAAGAATTCCGGTTAGTGTGTGCTTGTGTACCAACAGGCATATCTGTATTCCACTCTACAGTTTGAGAATTAATTTGCTCTTCCATCTGCTCAACTAGACCTTCAAAATTTTTAATTACTATATCTCTAGCTCTTAATTTTGCTTGAACTAGATCACCGCTACCTTCTAACTTTAAATCTTCATTAGTTAATTTTTTGAAGCCATACTTAGCAGCAAATTCAGGCGCATTATTTTTACGGTGTTCGATTGTTCTTAAATAGAGTTCTCCTACATCTTTATTCAGTAAATCTGCAATATGATACATTCTATCAGAAAAATTTCCAGTCTCTTTTGTAGCTACTAAATCTGCATCAGAAAAAACTTCGCCATTGTCAATTAATTTTTCAATATCGGCAGCACCTCTTCCGAGTGTTTTACTATTTACCTCTGCGGTCCAGTCTTTTTTTCTAGCAGTTGTACCTTCTAATTGATGTCCATCCACAGCTCGACGTTTAAATCCATTAGCTTCTTTCCAGTTATCAGGGCTTCCAGTTATCGCATCACCTGAATATACACCAGTTCCTCCTTTCACACCGCCGCCACCTCTAGCCCATAAACCTTCTTTAAAAGTATGCACTACTTCATTGATAGTATGATCAGCTTTAAAGACACCTGTTTCATATTGTTTTAATATACGCTCAAGTTTAAGTGGTGCAGCTTTACGATCAAGTTCAGCGCTAATTAATCCTGATGTAGTTTGGTCGAAATTATTTGTAGGGAAATCTACTTTTTCATTAAACGACTTCCATACATTAGATGCTAAACTACCTTTACCATCACCTACTGTTTCATTATGCCTTTGTAGTCTATCAAAAGTGGTTTGATACAAATCTTTTATTTCTTCATTATCTTCAGCATCTATAACATCTTGTGTTACATTGACAAACCCATTACCTACATCTATGTCGTATTGACGCTTTTTCGTTTGATAAGCTTTTTGGGTATTAGCCTCAGGTTTTGACCTTTCATAATCATTTAATGTTTCTTGAGGGACAAGTTTTGCAGCATAAACTGGTTTCATAAGTGCAGCAGCTTCTGCTGTCTTACCTTGTAGTTTTAAAGCCAATGCTTGACTTACTATACCTACGTGTTCTTGGGTAGTTAATGCAACAATTCTACCTTGACCTATTTTACCTGCAGCAACTAGGTCATTTATTTGTTCTGGACTGAATAATATATCTCCTACTTTTATGTCACCTTTAGCTGAGCGATGCTTTATACCAGTTTTTAAGTAAGCTGAAACTGAATCCCATGGTAACTTTCCGTCAATTAATTGTTCAGATAATATACCTTTTAAAGTATCATCAATTACTTTATTACGTGTTTTTATTACATTTCCACTAGCGTCTAGTTGATCTTTAAATTTAGGATTTTGATCAAGCTCACCTCTAACGTTAAATATACCATCTACAATGTTACCAGATTCATGAGCTGCTTTCAATGTAGCAGCATAACCCTGATTTTCTGCTTTAGCTACTTTACTAACACCACCAGCTTTATTTAAATTAGATCTAGTGTTAGATTGACGTACTAATTCTTTACCTAATAAAGCTACTGTTGCTGTTTTATTTAAATTTAAAGGTGCTAATTTTTTAACTAACCATTCTTTAAATATAGCGTCTTTTTGCGGACCTGATGATGCTTGATAAGTAGCATGAGCATTAGGATAATCTCTAGGATTAGCAGACCAATCAGCGAACATGGAATTTTCGTCTGGATTAGTAGCTACTACATAATTAGCTAACAGTTCGTTTCTGTTCATGAGTCTTCGACCACTCACATTCAGAACATCGTGCGCAGCTTCTGGATCTTGAGCGTATATACTACCAATTGTTCCTATATACTTCGCTGTTTCTTGCTGTGAAATTGCTTCGCCTTTCTTCTTCTTATATTCATACGTATCCACTTCAATAATTTGCGGTCGATTCTTTTGGAATACTGGATTCAGTAACCAATCAGCTTTGTCTTCTGCATCTGCTTCTACTTCTGCTTCAGCATTCTTAGCATCTATCGCATTTTTAAGATTCATTGCAGCGCCTGAAAACCTTGCAAGTTGCGCAACAACTTTTTTAAAAGACTCCTCACTTTGAACTTGAACTTTCTCTGCACGATGAGCCTTCCACTCGTTCAAAGATTTTTGTTCTTGCGCATCACGCTCAGCATAGTATGGAGCTAATTTCTCATCCCATTTAACAGCACCTGCTGCTATTAAGTATTTTGCTGATCTCATGCGGGTACCTCCTTAAAGTTGACATCAATTAAATCGTAGTTAACACCAATGATTCCGCTAGGCATAGTAACGACGGCTTCTGGTTTAGTTTGTTGTATCTCTTCAGCGATAACACCGACGTATCTTCGAGGACTACCTTTATAATTAAACTTATAAATGTTATACCCTTGGATAGATTCACCTATTTTAACAATGTTATCTTTAACCTTTTTTGAGGAGGCTAGTATAAATGGTGTAGCTGTTTGAGCTAGACTGGTACCAATTGATAATGCATCCATAAATGCAGCTTGTCCAACGTTACGTAAGACAGGAGGAGGAGGTGCAATGTCAGGGCTCTTGATAATGTTATTCTGTGCAAAGGCTTGCATCTGTTGCTGTCTTGCTTGAGCTGCAGCTTGAGCTCCTGCTTTACTTAGATCTCTTCTAGCATGTGTTAGCTGGTAAGCACTACGTGCACCTTGAGCTACATAATTACCAAACTCTACAGCCTTCATTCGGTTAACTGATCTACCAGTTCGTCCTGATGCTGCTAATTGATCTCCTACATTTTCTTGCAAGAATTGTTTCCGTAAATTTTCGTTTTCTTGCATAGCCTGACCAATCAGGTCACCATATTTTTCTTGTATTTCTGCATAAGCATTACCTAAACCTACATGAGTAGCGTCTAAGGTTTGCTCATATTGAACACGTTCAACGTTAGTTAACGCAAGTTCGTTCATCCACTTACGTTCTCTAACTTTAAGTTGGTGTTCATAATTTTGTTTGGCAGCACTATTAGCTGCTCTAGCCTCACTTCCTAAGCACACGGCAAAACTCTATAAAGGATAAGTTGTTAGGCCCGTGAGAAATTTCTCTTAAAAATTTAAAGCCTAAAAATTTGAGTAATTTTAAATGAACAGTATTGCGTTTATCAACAATGTTCCATAGTAAAGGTTCTGTTCTACTCTCAACAAACCTTTTCGCTTCTCTTGCGAATGTTAACGGGTATTCATGAATAGCGGGTGTGCAGATCATCCATATAAGACCTCCTTCATCTACTCCTGCCATACCGGCAGTCTTGCCGTTAGGCACCTCAAACCATACCCCAGAGCTATTCTCAGCAGCCAAAGGTAAGTGTTCCATAGGAACTAACCCCCAACCTTCTTCGATCTCTCTGCGGTCATCTGGGCGTAAATTAGAGGCCACCTCTTTGGCAGCCTCAACGGTTAGTGGGTGAATGTATTTAGACACGTTGGTAGTATTTAGGTGTGAATTCTCCTTCCCATGTCATGGAATATAATGTAGCAGGGGATGGGTGCTTGGATTTAAGTTTTAATGTTAAGTTTACATTCTTCTCATAAATAGGTAACGTCGTTTTCTGATCTGTATTAAACGATAAAGCAGAAGAGAATGTTTGATCAGCTCTAGTTGATTCAAATAACTCTTTATAAACTGGTTTACCTAATCTCTCTAGTGTTGTTTCATAGACACCAGATGGTCCTAAACTGAATTTAGTTCTATGAACCACTAATGAACCATGTACGTCAGCTTTGACAATATCAGCACTTTGCTGGGTTACATAAATGGTAGGGAATTCCACTTCCATTTCAAATGTATAACCTAAAGTTAAGTAGTTATCATCACCAGCGGGAGTACCTTTAGTCCAGTCTCCATGAAGCTTAACACTCTTGGTGCCACCATCATCGAATAAAGATGCAACTGCTGTAACACCTTGCTTGTCTGATTGGAACTCTCTGATGAAAGCAGTGAGTTGACCAGTTGTGTTGTTAAAACCATTACCTAAAGCAAACTTAGTGTAGTTACCACTTGGGACATATGTTAAAGAATTCGAATGGAATATTTTAGCATTATCTAAATGGATTCTATAAACAATATCATCTGAAGTATCTTCAGTATCATTATCATCTGTTATAAAATCACCATCATTATCTATTTTGATACTGAATTTCTGCAGCACATCATTAGTACCATTCCTAACAACTGCGTACAAAGCATCATCTAACATAGCTATATGTTGTACATCACCACTTAGATCCCAATTAAACCAAGCTTGTTGTTTCCTTTTTGTTGCAGAAGCAAAATATCTAAACCCAAATATCTCAGACTTACCTTTTGTACCAAAGAATATAATAGAATTCTCTCTTGAATTAGTGATTAATGATATATCCTTAGGGAATGATCTGGCAACAGGCTTACTTTGTTCTAATACATCAGGTTCACCTTCTCTTAATACACTAGATATTTCAAAGAATCTAGTATACTTACCAGCATTATCTAAGAAAGCTGTAGTAGTACCAAGTGAGACTGGGTTAGTTTGTTCGTTAAAATTATAGGTACATAAAGAGTTTATCTTAGCAGTATTAGGACTAAGTACGTCAGAGTCAGTAGTTAACATAAACTGCTGGTTCTTAGTAAATAACAGTAGGCCAGTGTTAACCTGTATACCATCGTATACAACAGCAGGGTATTCAGAACTACAAGATAAATCTACTTGGTCACTAGCTGTAAACATAATAGCCGATTTCGGCCAAAAATTAAAGAAGTCCCCAGGTCTAGACATGATTACATTCTCATCACTGAGCATAACCATTCTATTCCTAAAGAATAACATTTTATTTATGTATTTTTTTCTATTAGTATCTAATGTTTTATAGTCTGAAGCATCTACATCATTCTCAGTAGTACCTGCCACACCGTAACCAGAGACAAAACTTGGTTTACCTGCTGTGATTTCACTACCTACTGCAACATCGTCCCATGAAACTTGTGATATTTTAAAGGAACCATTAGCTTGTCTAACTAATTGGATAGGCATAGTTCCTGCATCAAACGATGTCATTCTACCAGGTTGTGCACATTCTTCCCATACACCTTCTCCATCTCTATCATTATTACCTATGAATTTAACATAATAATCATCTTCATCGGCTTCACTATTAGCTACTTTAACAACATACCCATGCTTACATTGACTTGGTAAGTCGGCTACATCTTTAACACTATGAGTAAATACATTTAATAAATCAGCAACAGGTGTATTAACATTAAAGTTAGCTGATGTTCTTGTTATATATAAACCGTTACCGATTTGTGATACACTAGCACCTGCTGAAGATCCAAAAGTATCTGCTAATATTTCGGTTCTAAGTTCACCTAGTACACTTTCAGCAGTTATGGTTTGTTTGTTATCAAATGGTGTAGGTAATGGTCTTACTAAACCTAAGTTAGCTTGAACTTGTGATTCACTATGATCTGTTACAGTTATTTTATACTTAGCATTTTGCATCCAAACATAAAAATAATCTCCTGTTCTCCAACCTTGTCCACCGTATAACAAATCATGGATAGTTGTATAACGGCAATGATATACAGCCGATGATCCAGCATCAGTTGTTACAGCTTGACCTGTTGTGGTTATCCTGAAGTAAAGGTGTTTTCTATCAGAAGCATTACCACCAGTTGGTGTTACACTATAAGTATGAGCAGTCCCATTAGCATCGTCAGCATCACCACTATCACCATGATTAACAGAGAATATACCTGTCTTTACGTTTGAACATAAGGCATCTCTAGTCGTACCAGTTGTACACCTAGCTGTGTAATTAGTTGCTCCAGGTAAAGTACCAGATGGTGGTTTATCACCAGCACTACCAGCCCCTGAACCTGTATCACATCCATTATCTGAATCAACTTCTCTTTCTACTTTAATTCTAGTAGCTGTAAATACTGATTCAGTAGAAGTTGCATCATATAAATTCAAAGCATATTGACTAGCATATGATAATTTCTTTAATTCAACAAAAGCTTCAAAAGGTTTAGCTGGTGCTGTTACGGTTGTATTCATCTTAACTTCTTTCAAACGATTAGTTAAGTATGTGTAATCGTTTAAAGTTAATGTTTGTATATCATCATCAACTGAATGTGTTAAGTATGTTTTTAAGGCAGATTCTGTACCACTATCATATGTAACAGTTACAGAACTACCATCAAGACAGCTCCACATTTTTACTACACCAGACCTATTAACTTGTCCAATGTACTGTTCACCTTCATCTCTATAATAATGAAACCATTTACCATTGGTATCTGAATTCATGTTAGTTCCAAGTAACACACCACCTGGTCGTTTCATGAGTCCATAAGTGACGTCAGGAAATGCGTTATTGAGTTTTCTAACTTGGCCTGGCATCTTTAATTCATCAGGCTGTTCTGAAATACCTCCTATATAATTAGGTATTTGTTGTGTAATACTTGCCATCAGCGTGCTAAAACTACATAAGGTTGGTAAGGTGTATAGTTACTTTTCTCAGGTAGTCCTAAGTAAGAGAAATCACCTTGTTGACACTCATACTCTGTACAAGTCGCACGTGTCTGAGCTTCTTGTATCTGTAAAAGTTGAACAAGTTGTGGGTTAGAGACTAATTGAGTGGCAGCTCTAACAGAAGCTCTGGCTATTATATACCTTTTAAATGGACTAGGTAGATCTTCATAAGGCCATAACCATAGTATATCTAAATAGGCATCGTTATCGAATTCAAAGGTTTGACCAATTGTATCCCATAGCTTACCTGATCTTCTAACTAAATTTTTGTCTCTGTTCTCATCGTCTCTATGTAAATCATAACTCAATACATTAGCTGGTATACTGATGTGCTTACTAGTATCTGGTTCTATCTTTACATTATATTCTTTATTAAATACCCAACCTTCATTCTGTACGTCTTTATTAACTTCCGTTAATATATTATATATAAATGAAATTTCTGGGTTAGCCAAAGTGTTAGCTATTTCTTTTTCTCTCCATATTCTAACGCTAGCGCCGTTACCAGGTGCGGATGTGAAGGTCAATACATTACCACTTATGGTGAATGCAGCTGTTTCTACACCATCAACTGATACTTTTATTTCACTATCAGCTGACCTTGATATATCAGCTATAGATGCAATAGGTGTGGTATCAGAACCATCACCAGCGCCTAATAATTCTCCTGTTATTTCTGTTATCGCTCCAAGTGTTGTAACCGGGGACTGACCAATAGCACCCAGAATTGAGTTCACTGCGGATAGTTCGGTATCGGTGTCAATAGTAGTGGGGATTGCCATAGGTATAAATATTTGTGAATAAAAAAAAAGGGGGGCGTGAGAACCCTCCCTTTTTATGTGTAAAAGTAAACTTAGAATGCAGCGTCGCCTGAAGAACCAACATATAGTTCAACACAAGCAGCTGGGTTTAGATAATCTGCACCCATTGCTAGACGTCCAAGTATAACATCACCCTGATAAATCACGGAGACATCACCTGAAGTTGTTTGAACTTGAGGTCCAATAGCTTCAACAACACCTGCGCCTTCCTTCTGGAAGATAAGGCCACAAGATCCAGCAAAGTCATTAGCCTCACCGTAGTTGTTGTTAACACCTGCAACATTGAAAGTACAAGCTACACTAGACTGAGCAGTAGTTAGTGCAGAGTCCGTAAATGTAAAGGCGTCTGCAGTAGTAACAGTAACTGTGTAAGTACCAGAAGTAGCAGTACCTGCAGTAGCATTGAATACTACCTTATCGCCAGTAGTAAGACCATGAGCTGTTTTGGTAACTGTTGTTAGTCCTGATGTAACTGTTCTTACATAAGTACCAGCCTGACTACCAGCTGCAGAATCCATAGATTGACCTACGAATGATCCAGCGTTATCGATAGTATTAGCAGTACCGAACTTACCAAGGAATGGTATGTTCATAGACTTGAAGATCTTGATTCCAGCAATCGATACAACGCCTGTACCAGACTGTAGTCCAGCACCTTGTACGTCACGATTGATGAGTCCGCTATCACCAGTCTCTTGGATTAGTGCATAGTACTGTCTTGGGTTAAGAACAGCAACACGTCCATCTTGGCTCACACCCTTCTCATCTAATACAGCAGCAGCATTAAAGAAAGCGGTAACTAAGTTACCTGCATTAGTTGCGTTAGCATTACTGTTACTAGCATTTACTTGGATCTGAGTTCCACCTGGTTCTACATAACCTGAGGCAGTGATAGGTGAAGCCTTACGAGCACCACGAGCAATAGCTCTGAAGATCTTACGATCATAGTTTTCAGCAAGAGCATAACCAATCTTACGTGAGATTTCTCCTCTCAAATCGTAATGAGCAAGCGTCTCATCTAGGTCATAGACGAATGCAGAGCTGATTAAAAGATCATCCATTACGATGGTCTTCTCAGCTACTGGAGGTGACTTGTCATCATTACCTAAGATAGGTGTACCAGGAGTATGGTACTCAGATTTCATGCGTCCTGTGTAGATGAACTGCAATGATTTGCCGTTCTTCAAGGTACGCTTCGTGACTAGATCACGAGCAATTGTGTTATGTTGGAAGCCTTTGAACATCTCTCCTGAAAACAGTTTCAAATAGAGAGCATACTTATCAGCAGCACCATCATAACCTACGCCGGAAGATAGATTGGCTCTACCTATACCGACTTGATTAGCATTAGCCATTATAAAAAAATAATTGTATTGTTAACTTTCTTACGCGTAATTGTTTGATCAATTGTGTGGTCTTTCCCACCGTCTAGACGGCAAAGGGTATCCTGCGTACAGGGCCAGTGCCAATGAAAGGGAGGTCCTACTCTGAGGTGCCTCCCTTCCTACTCAACCTTTTTCTAATGGTTGAGCTTCTCTCTCCTCATCTACTCCAGGCGGTTGTTGGTCGCTAGGTAATGTGTCAAGAGGAGGATCTTTAATTTCAGGTTGATAACCATACGGTGTTACCTTTGCATTGTCCATTAAATTCCTCATGTAAGTTTTAATTCTAATTGATAATCATCTACTTCAGTGTAGAAATAATCAACTTGTATTTCCTTACGTCTATGAGCCATGTAACGTGTACCATCCTCTCTTTCATACCAGAAAGTATGGTCATGTGGACTCAATAACAGCATTTCGACGATAGGGTAGAACGGATTGTGTCCGATCTCTTCTGCTGTTTTCATTATCAGAAGCTATACTTCGCTCCAATCTTGGTACCCCAAGCATTATCTTCGTTAGTATCTGAGTCAGCAGTGAGTACTGATAGCTCTCCGTAGAAGTCAAGCTTCTCGGTAGCAGCTACGTTTGCACCAACCTTACCAGATAGTCTGGTATCTGAGTCAGCTCCATCAACAGCTACAGCTGCGGGGCCACCCTGTACATAGTATCCAAGCTTATCAACAGCGCCTTCATAACCAACATGGAAGTCAGTTACAGCAGATTGGTAATCGGATCCTGTATAAGATGCGTTGCTCTCCACGTTCACGTAGACTCCGGCGGAAGCCGGTACGGCAACGAGTGTGGAAGCGAGTGCTAGTGCTAATGTTTTCATTAATAAAAGTTAAGTTATCTTTGTATAAGGCACGCCGCGATACTTTAGTTGGATCTTTTTTTGCATGGATCTTCTCCTTAGTACCACACCCCCGTTCCATGATGTGGTTTCATGCGTTCCATTAAGGAATGAACGGACGCGGTTGCCTGTGGCTTCTACTGATTCGACTATCGAGCCGCCTTTATTTTAGAATTGTACGTCAGATCTATCTAATTTCTCTATAACGTCTTGTCTATATGCTGGATCTCTATCATATCTAGGATCAGCCATAGCTTCTACTAGTTGAGCCTGGCTTTTGAATACATCTCCACCAGATTTAGTTGATTTACCTGTTAACATTCTACCCTCATAACCATTTGCTTCGTCATACTGTGCTTTGATTCCTGATAAGGCTAGCTTGATTGCATTTAAATTACCAGTTTCTAAAAGGCTATCATAACCTTGTATACTATTAGTATCTAAATTATTAGCAGCCCATTGAGTAAGTTTATTGTACTCTGATTCACCGCCAGCAGCATTTCTTATAGTAGTAATATCTGCATCAGACATATCTACTGATTCAGCAGTTTGAGTATAACCAGATTCTGCCGAACGTCCAGCTAGATAAGCATCGATTGAACCACGTGAAAGTCCTGCCCCTTCTAAAGAAGAGTACATTTCATCAGTGATCGTACCATTATTATTATGGAAATGCTCACTAATAGCCCAAGGATCTACATTAGATTCTTTGAATACCTCACCTAGTTTATCACCGTAAGCTTCGTTAACTGAATCATAATTAACAGCACCATCTTCTAGATAGTATTGAGGTTCATCAGTTGTCTCTGCTTTAGATTCTGTATCAGGTTCTGCTTCAGTACTTTCAGTACCTTGATCACCTAGTTTCTTTTCAAGTTCAGCGTAAGCTTTCTCTAGCTCCTCAGCATTTTTA